GGCAACAGGAAGTGCAAAAAAAGTCCTAGCAAATATTAATAAGGAATTAACAAATGAATATTTAATGAAAGGAGTTGAATACGTTATGACCATTGAAGAAATATTATCAAAGCTTGATGATGAAGATCAAAATTTTCTCAAAACTGAGTTTGAAGCAAGAACCAATGAAATTGGTTCTCTCAAAAAAGATACTGAAACAAAAGATGTAGAAATTGAAAAACAGAAAGTGGAAGTGGAAAAATTAAAGAAAAAAGTAGAGGATATTGAGAAAGCAAAAGCCGAAGAAGGTTCTAATAAGAATAAAGATGAAGATATTTTGAAGGATGCTGATCCAAAAATAAAGGAGAAATTTGAAGCAATGCAAAAGAGGCTAGATGATTCTGACAAAGCAACTGAAATGCAAAAGGAAAAAATAGATAAATTACAGAAAGAAGCAGAAATGGAAAAAATAAGGAAAGAGGCTACAGAGCTTGTTGGAATATCTAAGGAGACAGATAAATTAACCAGTCTTCTATATGAAGTTAAAAAAGCAGTGCCAGAGGATAAATATTCGGAATTGAAAGAAATACTGGATTCAGCAAACGGTGTTATTAAAGCGAGCAACCTGCTCAACTCATTAGGTTCAGGTGAAGATGGTAGTGGTAAGACCTCTGAGAGCATTATTAAATCAAAAGTAGAAGCTCTTAGAAAAATTAAGCCAGAATTGACCAATGCACAAGCTACTGATGAAATACTTCAGGAAACTCCTGAACTTTATGACCAGTACAATGAAGAACAAGCAAAGAAGGGGGTGTAATATAAATGAGTAATGCTTATGAATTGGGATTACAGATAGTTACATTAGATGCTAATGACGATTATGAGGACTATCAGTATTATGGAATAAAAATGAATTCTAGCGAAAAAGCAGTTTTAGCATCAACTGGAGACGAAATAGTAGGAGTGCTCCAAGATACCCCTGACGCAGCAAATCGGTCATGCAAAGTGGCTTATGGAGGTATCACCAAAGCAATTGGTGGTGCAGTTATAGCTGCCGGTGCAGAGGTTCAGTGTGATGCAGATGGTAAGTTTGTGACAAAGACCACAGGTACAGGTGTCGGAATTGCACTAACAGCCTGTGGTGCAGAGGATGAACAGTTTGCACTACTACTTAAATAAAAATTTAGATTATTAGAAGGGAGTGAAAAATAAATGCCAAATCCTACGAAACAAAACGTTCATGTTAATGGAATGCTGACTAATGTCAGTATAGCTTATATTCAGAAGGCACCTTCTTTCGTTGCAGGACAGGTCTTTCCATCACTTCCAGTCGTAAAACAATCCGATAGATATTTTGTATATCTAAAGGAAGACTGGTTTAGGGATGAAGCAATGAAGAGAAAGAAAGGTGCAGAATCAGCAGGAGGTGGATATGAGCTTGACAACACGCCAAATTACTTCTGCGAAAATTGGGCTTATCATAAGGATGTAGATGACGAAGATAGAGCAAATTCTGATAGTCCACTGCAACCTGATAGGGATGCATCACAGTTTATAACCCAAAAACTACTCATAAGGAGAGAAGTGGAATGGATAACCAGATATTTCACATCAGGATTATGGACTACGGAATATAATGGTGCTGCTGCTGAATCAGGAACAGATGTAGTATATTGGAGTTCTTCAGGCTCTACACCGATAGAAGATGTAGCAGATGCACAGATAGCAATTCAGTCTGTAACTGGATTTAAGCCAAATGTAATGGTAGTAGGTCCCCATGTGCATAAAGCACTAAGAAATCATGCAGATATATTGGATAGAATAAAATATACTGAAAGAGGAATAGTTACTAAAGACCTATTAGCAGCATTATTTGAAGTTGATAAGTACCTAGTTGCAGAGGGTGTAAAGAATTCAGCAGCAAAAGGAGCTACTGAAGATACTGATTTCATAGCAGGAAAGCATTGCTTACTTGCTTATGCAGCTCCTAGCCCTGGAATAAAAGTTCCAACCGCTGGATATACATTCTCATGGACCGGATTAAATGGTGCTAATAGTAGACTTGGTACTACTATTTCAACATTTGATATGCCATGGTTAGGTAAAGGAACAAAGAGAATAGAAGGCGAAATGGCTTTTGACCTTAAATTGGTTGCTGCCGATTTAGGTTCATTCTTCAATGGAATAGTGCAGTAAAATAAACTTTTCCATAGGAGGATAGAATGGCTTTTACCTGGAGTGGAGATCCTGCAAATAGCAATTTGGAAGCTATAAGATTCCTTATTGATGATACTGCTTCTTCAAATGCTAAGTTTCAGGATGCCGAAATAAATTATGCATATTCGGAGGAAGGCTCTGTATATGGTGCTGTTGCAATGCTTTGTGAACAATTATCATCAAAGTACGCCAGTGAGCCTAGTAGGTCACTTGGACCGCTTAGGGTAGATAATTCGGAGTTAGCTTCAAAATATTCTAATATGGCGAAACTCTTCCGTAAAAAGGCGATGGCTTACGCAACACCATATTGTGGTGGAATATCCGAATCTGACAAAGAGAGTTATGAAGATGATTCAGATGTAATACAACCAATATTTGAGAGAGATATGCATAAAAACGAGTAAGGAGAAAAAATGGGAAAAACAGCAGAATATTTCGAAGATTGGCTACAGAGCAATAACATTCCTTACTTCAAATGGGCATCCAGAAATGTTGCTGGAGAAGATACATTTGATGCATCATCCAATCTGTCATGCTACAAATATGACGTTATAAGGCAGATTATAAACTTTAGAAATGAAGAAGTAGTATCCGACACACAGTTATTTGTGAATGGCGATAATTCTTTAGCTTCAGGTATATCAAGCAATGATAAATTTGTTATAAATGATAAGAATAGATTTCCACAGAAGATAAGCAAATACTATGATGAAGATGGAATTATGGATTATTTAATAGTCTATTTATAGAAAGGAATAGATGGAAATTTCTTTGAAATTAGACCAAGCAAGTGTGAAACAGTTGATTAACAATCTAAGACAAGTTCTTGCAAACGTTAAGATAGATGCAGGTCGTGCTCTATATGATTTTGCAAGAGATGTAATAATGATGGAAAGTGCTGAAGAATGCCCAAGAGATACATGGACTTTAGTTAGCTCTGGGTATGTTAAAGAACCTGAATATCATGCAAATGAAATATCAGTTGAGCTTGGCTATGGGGGACCAGAAGATAAAATGAATCCAAAAACACATAAGATGGCTTCAGATTATATGTTAATGGTCCATGAAGATTTAATGGCACGACATCCAGTAGGAAAATCCAAATTCTTTGAAGATCCTGTAAGAAGGAATGAGCAACTTTTGCTTGAACATCTTGGAGGAAGAATAAGAACAACTATAAATATAGGAGCTGGTAGATAATGGCAAATCTATTATTGGATTTAGTGAATTATATAATAGCTCAAGGATTAGCTACAACTGGAGGTCAGGACATACTATATAATGATATGCCTGATTCACCAAATAATCTAATATCTTTGCTTGAATATGCAGGTCAATCATCACCAATATCTGATTTTGGGTTACGTTCAATACAACCAAATATAAGAAATGAGAGTGATGATGAAGCACGAGTCAAAGCTTGGGCGTTGTACAACTTATTCCACCCAAACGATATAGAGGATAGCATCATTTTCCTTACAGCAACCAGATGGACAAAAATAAGTTGTAGAAATGAACCGTTTAAGCTAAAGGAAGATGAAAGCCATAGGACAATTTATGTATTTAATATGGGAGTATTAACCCATAAAGATAGTTAGAAAGGAGGATAGTTATGGCTATTGATGGCGTAAGAGTAGGTTTAAGTAATCTATATTATGCAACACTTGTTAGTGATGCATCTGGAGGTGTTTCCTATAATACACCAGTCAGATTAACCGGAGCAATAAGTGCAAATATTGACCCAAACTCAGTAATAGCAACCTTGTTTGCAGATGATGGACCATTAGAAGTAGCATCACAATTGGGAACTATTGAGTTAGAATTGATTGTAGCTGACATTCCCTTATCTCACAGAGCAACTCTTCTGGGACACAGCTTGGCATTAGGTGTGGAAAGTGCATATTCTACTGATACTCCACCATGGGTGGCACTTGGATTTAAAGCACTTAAATCCAATAATAGTTATAGATATGTATGGCTACTTAAAGGAAAATTTAGAGAACCTGTATTAAACCACGAAACCAGAGATGATAGTGTTAATTTCCAAACACCTACTATCATAGGCAATTTTGCTAAAAGGGATTTTGATGATATGTGGATGAAGCAAGCAGACGAAGATGCAAGTGGATATGAAGCAGCAACGGGAACTAGTTGGTTCACTACTACAACCATAGACGCATCATAAAATGCCGAATAAAAATAGAATATAATACTCAGACCAAAGGAGGTCAACCATGAGTAACTTAGAAGATGTAAAAATAAAAGGAACAGAAGTCATCCTTAAGGGTAATAAGGAATACCTAAAATATGACCTGAACGCTTTTGCAGAACTTGAAGATAAATATGGTTCTATAAATAAAGCCATAGATGGGCTTCAAGGTAAAATTGAAAAAG